GCACCGTACGCAAACACACCCCCATGAAGATACGTTACCCATGACCTGTAAAGACATGGTTGTGATAATGGATCATGGGATTGTTGGAGTAGCAGTAGGATTAGCAAGTTAACTAAGTCTGTAGGAGGACGACATGAGTGCAAAAAGAAAGTTAGTTTCAGAGATAGAAGCGCGTTGCTTAGAAGTAACACCGGAAATCGAAGAAGTGCAGAAGTTGCGGCTGTTTTATGACAGAGAAGACAACGACAGGTGGGAAGAGTTCCTGTTGGGACTCATGAAGAAGTTACCAACGTGTAAGTTCGCTAGGGATGCGAACAACCACAAAAAGGTGTACGTGTACCTTCCAAGCGATCTGTATGCGATGGGTTGGGTAGGTTGCAATGACTACCGGATTGAAGGGTCTGGTACAAACACGTTAGGTGTATATTCTCACACCATTAGTAACGACAAGTACAACAGCCATAGCGATCAGCACTATATGTTGATGAGTACCAACCCCAAGCGTGCGATAAAGAATGCGTTATCACATCTACGACCGTACACACCCAAAGAGCTGAACGATTGTTTTGCCTACCCCGTTGTACGTAAAGTGCGTGATACGAACCGTGAGAACCAAGAGAAAGTCGAGGACGCACAAAAAGCAGTCACCCAACACAATCAACTGCAAGCCGAGCTACGTGCGATGGTTGCCAGTGGGTATCAGTTTGTTGATGCCGATTTCGGTAGTAAGGTAGCAGCGTTCCTGAACGAGGTTGATGAGTACGCGTTACAGACATCCGAGGTTAACATGTTCTTTGTGCGTGCATACTTGCTCAACGACCAACAGATGTTTGATGTGACGTTCCTTGAGAATGCACATAACGCTTGGGACTACAGAGTCTCTACCGATCCAGCAGAACGATATACTTCTGATACGTTACCCGAACACTTATCCGGTAAGTTGTCTGTGTTAATGATGTGTGAGCTGGATGAATATGTAGATGGCGTGGGCATCCGCATGAACGACGGAGTGTTTTATGTCAACCAATGATACTCAACAAGATCCAATGTACCGTGTGATAATAGATGAGAGTAAAGAAAATTCTATAGAAGTGCAGTGTATTGGAATGTATTGTGTTGACAGCGAAGTTGTTGGGTCTTATAGTGGAGTGGAGAAGTTGCCGCAGTGGATGCAAGAGAAGGTTGCCCTACTGATGATGACTTCTTACACCCCACCGACCACGCCTATAGAAGGTATAGGACAACGTATCGGTGCAAATAAGTTTTGGATTCAAGAGTGAGGAGGGATATGTGAGGCTGTACGACGATCAAGGTATAGACTATTTCGTCAATCTCGCAGAGCACAGTGAATCGTTTACCGAAGAGTACGATTTGTTAACTGAATATACGGACGAGAGGGCGTATGCAGGGTATAAACGACTTACTGGTAACGAACCTCGGTCTTATACCCTAGACATATCTGAACCTAAATTCTCTCGTAATTTCCAAGCTATAAAAGGGCCACACGCCATAGGCGGTGGTAAGTGGAGTGACCATGCGATAAGCAAAGCCTACAAAGATCCAGCGGTAAAGAAGTTTTGGAGGAAGATCGACGGGTTGCATTCTAAGAACGAATACCTTGACTTGATAAAGAAAATTATATCGGTAGATAAGTGGTTACGGTACCGTGAGAAATACTATACCGAGGAACAGTTGTGGAATCTTTCGACATACCACATGAAGTTACGGACTTTGCACAACCTTAAACACGAATTGGAAACCCTAGTAGCCAAGTACGACTTACCTAAGTTGGATATGGATACGATGCAAGAGGAAACGCGATGAACGACGAACAGACTGAAAACGTGGTACGTGCTGTGGAGAATATGGCACGTAGTCTTGAGGATATTAGCAGTAACATTGATCGATTATTTAGATTGATCGAGCAAAAACTCGAAGATGAATGATTTGTGTGTAACAAGTCATAGAGAAGTATATGAAAAGAATTCATACAGCAGATTTTAAAAAACCGTTTTTTATTTGTTTTCTGCAACACTTTGATACCAGTTCCCAAGGAGAACGCATGACCCCCGAAGCCAAAGTGAAACGCAAGGTAACCGAACAGCTTAAGTTGATCGGCGCGTATTATTTTTTCCCCGCAACAGGCGGGTACGGTAAGAGTGGTGTACCGGACATTGTTGGGTGCTACAACGGTAAATTTTTTGGTATTGAATGTAAGGCTGGGAAGAACACACCAACAGCTTTACAGCAAAAGAATCTCGATGACATCGCTGCCGTGGGTGGTGTTGCCGTCGTGATAAACGAGAGTAACTGGACAGATGTAATGTTCTTATTAGGAGCTAAGTCCGACGACAGCAAACAGCTAAAGTTGGACATATAAGGAGAAGGATGTGAGTAAAAAAGAGAAGGTACTTGAGATAATAACGATGCACCCGAAGTGGAAGATATCACGCGTAGCAAAAACAGCTAAGTGTAGTGAGTCTTTTGCGTACTTAGTTCGCAGTCAGGCTAAGGCAGAGGAACGCCATGCAGCGTTGGTTGAATTAGATGCGGAACGAAGAGCATCGACAGCAGCGGCAACGTCGGTATTGGTACCGTCCGCCGGAGTAAGTGCAGAGGTACAAACAAGTTATGAGGAACATAACGATATACCGCCGCAGCCATTGGCAACAAGAGGCAACCTGTTAGATGTAGCGAAAGCCTACATAACTAAAGACAGACAAGCAGATCATGGCGATGCAGAGGATAACTTTACACGTATTGCTCAATACTGGTCAGTGCACCTAGGCGTACCCGTCAAAGCTCACGATGTAGCGGTGATGATGGCCTTGCTCAAGGTAGCGAGGATCAAGCAGAACCCTAACCATATCGACAACTGGGTTGATGGTGCAGGGTACTTTGCGTGCGGTGGTGAGATTGCCAACCTGCAATAATTCAGATGGCGTGAACTTTCTAGTGTGTTAAAGCCCGCCTAAACAGGACGTATAACTGACACCGAGCGGATGCAAGGCCGCACTGATTTTTAGAAAGTCCAAAAAGTCCAAATTTAACACTATTGAAAATGTGGACTTTGGTAATTAACGGTTTTGCAGATAACTTGTTACTGGATAAATTATGGATCTCATAACGGTAGACTTCGAGACGTACTACGATAAGAAGTTTTCTCTAAGTAAAATGACGACAGAAGAATACGTGCGTGATCCTCAGTTTGAGGTGATCGGCGTGGGGATTAAAGTAAACAATGGGCCAACTGAATGGGCGAGTGGAACACATGAACAGATCAATGAATACCTACATACTTTCGATTGGGCAGACGCTATGGTTCTGGCTCACAATACCATTTTTGACGGGGCCATTCTTAGTTGGCTGTTTGATATTCATCCTCGGGTGTGGGCTGACACTTTGTGCATTGCTCGCGCTCTTCACGGGGTGGAAGTTAGCGGAAGTCTCAAGGCATTGGTGGAACGATACGATATCGGAGCTAAGGGAACTGAGGTACTAGACGCGTTAGGTAAGAGACGTACTGATTTTACTGAGGAAGAACTTAGTAAGTATGGTGATTACTGTATCAATGACGTGGAGCTTACTTACAAACTGTTCGGTTTGATGGCTACGAACTTTCCAAGACAAGAACTTAAGATCATAGATCTGACCCTCCGTATGTTTATCGAACCTATGCTAGATCTAGACCTAGGGTTACTTGAACAGCACCTTGAGGACACTAAAGAACTTAAGGATAAGTTGTTACTAGATGCCGGTGTAGATAAGAAAGATTTGATGAGTAACCCCAAGTTTGCTGGATTACTTGAGATACTTGGGGTAGTACCCCCAATGAAGACGAGCCTTACCACAGGCAAAGAAACGTACGCTTTTGCGAAATCAGATGAAGGATTTAAAGCGTTGTTGGAGCATGAAGATGTGCGCGTGCAGACACTGGTTAACGCCCGACTGGGTAACAAAAGCACCTTAGAAGAAACACGGACGCAACGGTTTATTGACATAGCCAAGCGAGGGTTGCTACCTGTACCAGTTAAATACTATGCAGCACATACCGGACGTTGGGGTGGCGCTGACAAGATAAACCTCCAGAATTTACCCAGTCGTGGGCCAAATGGTAAGAAACTAAAACGTAGCATCGTTGCCCCTGATGGATACATGTTGGTTGACTGTGATTCAAGCCAGATAGAAGCACGCGTATTGTCGTGGTTGGCAGGGCAGGACGACCTAACCCAAGCATTCCATGTTGGTGATGACGTGTATAAGAAGATGGCGATGTCGATATATGGCGTCAATCGAGAAGAAGATGTGACCAAAGATCAGCGGTTCGTCGGCAAGACCACCATTCTTGGTGCTGGCTACGGTATGGGAGCCGTGCGTTTCAAAGATCAACTGCAATCGTTTGGGTTTGACATGGATCTAGACGAAGCTCGCCGCGTCATAAACATTTACAGGGAAACAAATTTTCATATAACTCGTCTGTGGAATGACGCCAGCCACACAATACGTTGTATGGAGCAGGGTATGGGCACCGAGTTAGGTATAAAAGGTGTTATCAGTATAGACCCTAAAGTACCCGCCATCATCTTACCTTCTGGATTGCAGATGCGGTATGAAGATCTGCGGGGTGAGCAGAATGAACGTGGTGTAGAATATACGTACAAAGTACGTCGAGGCCGAAACCGGATATACGGTGGAAAGGTTATAGAGAACGTATGTCAAGCGGTGGCTCGTTGCATAATTGGTGAGCAGATGCTAAAAATTGCTAAAAAATACCGTGTTGTTTTGACAGTGCATGACTCCGTTGTCTGCTGCGTACCTGAAGATGAAGTCGAAGAAGCGCAACGCTATATCGAAGGGTGTATGCGTTGGTTACCCGACTGGGCTGAGGGTCTACCCATCGACTGTGAATCTGGTGTTGCCAAATCCTACGGAGACTGTGAATGAGCCAAGTTGTTGATTTAGAAGAATATAAAGAACAGTTACGTTTGCGAGAAGAACATAGGGAGCCGTTAGACACAGAGGTAGCAGCCTTGGTGGGGATGGCAGAAACAGGTGAAGAGATCGTTTCAGTAGCCGTGTATAAAAAAGACGGTGAAATTAAGACTCTGATCCACCACTTAGATTGCACGAAAGAGCCTCCGGTGCTGGAATCAATCAGTCTGCGTAAGTCAGAACTGGCAGCAGTTATCCACGCGTTGATCGAAATAGATGATTTCCTACCCGAGGAAGACTAGTGATAGATCTGAGAAAGTTTGATATCAGCACAGAGGTCTGCGCAGAGGAACCTATACGGCAACTTGCAAAAGCTGCTGGCTGGGAGTGCCAAGAACAATACCAATTACCGAGTGGTAGTAGGATTGATTTCTTAATGACCGTCAGAGGCAACCATAACATATTGCAATTTGGTATAGAGTGTAAACCCAAACTAAGTAAGGCTTATCAAAGAGGGTTGCATGTCACTAAGCTCGCAAGTTATTTGGAGCAGTGCGCCGATTATTCGAGGGAATTGAATCTACCAGTATTTTTAGGGCCGTACGTGAATGGAAGTAACTTTGTACCTGAAGGTGGCTCCGAGAAAATATCCTCTATGGACGCGTTTAACTTGTTTGGTGGGCGGCTAAACGTAGGGGTATTACACTACCAGTATAGATGGTCTTTGAATAATAACCCTGAAGAACACGTTTGGACGTTAGTGCTAAGAGGTAGACGTATGTGGAAAAGTAATAGCGGTGGGCCCAAAGGGTATTATAACCGTGACGTGATGACCATGTGTGCGACAAAAGGATCTTCAAAGAAAAGAGTTTCTTTTTTGAAACCTATTAAGCGAGTATCTGTCTCCACACAAAAGAACCTAGAGTCTGAGACTTGGGTCGAAGATTGTTGGGCGTCAGATGATTGGGAGGATTAAATATGAGTATCGCACCTTGGTCGTTCAGTAAGATAAAAGCATTCGAGCAATGCACTAAGAAGTT